AATTTTACCATCTCTCATTGGTACGTATTGAGTTAATTCTTGTTGAGCTTCTTCTTCTGTAAGATTATTTAATCTTTTTGTTTCTTCTCCATATAATATTATGGCGTAATGAATTAGTTTCTTCATGTCTAATAAGTATCCTTCTTCTTTTTTCTTATAACGCATAGCGTACTTCATAATATTCCCAAGACAAAAGCCTTCACCATAACCTGAATCAAATATCATATCAGTTGCTTGATACTTTTTATCTTTAGCGTAGTGTTCGCTGTATGTATTTTTAATATAGCTAGAGATTACTGTTAATGTTTCATCTTCACCAAATTTGTACTTCATAACTATCTCCATTTTGTAGGCAAGCTATCTTCACTATACCATTTAAAATTATTTGTTTCCGCCCATTCTGCATGAGTTCTTTTAGTTCCATCTTTTCTTTTCTTAGCCTGTGGCATAGGTGCATAAGGTTTCTGAAATAAAAATATTAATTCAAATCCTTCGGGTAAAATTTCTTGTATCCATTTGTACTTACTATACTCAGCATGATCCCAGAATCTTCCCTTTGCCTCCAGGTATGTAACTTTATTATCATTTATCTTTACAAAGTCAGGATAATATTTATGTGGAATAGTATATCTTATTAGACCTTCATGGTGTTGCCAAGTACTTAAAACCCCTTGATGAAGTTTATATTCCCATTTACTATCATAGCCTTTAGGAACATTCTTTTCTCTAGGTCTGGCCTTTCTTGGTTTTCTTTTAGCCATTTAAATCTTCTAGTTTTAAATTAGGATTTCTTTTTAGTTTTTTATAGAACCATCTTAATGTGTAAGCACTTAGACGAAACTGTCTGTTCGCATAGAAATGTGTTTGTTCTGGTAAAAAAGTATGTATATTCTTTTTATTTATTTTAGTAGGCTCTTCACCTTCAGGAGTCATGGTGCGTAACCATTCTATAAACATATCCCTACTTCTTTTTCTCAATGCTCTTGCCTTTCTCCCATTCACAACGAAGCCTCTGGCACATTAGGTAGTCTAACAACTTTTGTTAAGTAAGTCAAACCCTTTGAATATTTAAAAGCTCTCAATCCTTTACCATCATTGGCTTCTTTATGACACTCAAACTTATGCACACAATAAAAACATGGTCTAGCTAATTTAAGATTACCTGCCTTACCTTCTGGTATAGGAGGATAGCAAAAATCAGGAAGCTTTTTATTTTTAACGAATCTTTTAACATCTTTTATTCTCTGTTTAATATTAGGCTTGTCTAATTCTTCTGGTCTAAATAAAGTTAGCTCACCTGTTTCTTTATTTAAAACTAAAAAGCCACCCTTAGAAGTTTTCTCTGCTTCTTCATAACCTGCAAGCTGTGCTAGGTATCCAAAGTTATCGTTCTCTGCTAAAGAACCGTCTTTAAACTTCTTAAAAGAATACCCCGATGCAGTCTTGACATCAATAACTTCACCATCTATTACGCAATCCATGTGTCCTGCGATGCCTGAGACTTTAACTTTCTTTTGTTCTGAAGTAACAGAATGTCCTGATAGACGAACAAAGAACAGCACTAGAACTTCAAGTAAGTGACCATATAAAAATTTGATATAAGTACTTGGATCTAGTTTAATTTCTATATCCTTTTTAGAATTTAAATCAAACCAAAGCTGTCTATCTGGCCTACCTATATTTGACATCCTTAAACCAGTAGTCGAAGTCTTGTCTATTTTTCTAGGAGAAGCCCAATGCTTTAAAGCATCTTTCATGGAGTCTCCGAAATCATCTAATACTTTATCTGTTATTTTAATCTCTTTTCCATCAGAGAGAACTTCAATTTTTTTATATATGTCTGTTACTAGTGTGTCTAGATTTTTCATATTGCTTCTATAAGTTTAGTTGCTTCTTTAGTTGAAACTTTAAACCATTCTCCTTTATGTTTTATTGAAATCTTTTTTAATTTTTTATGTGCCATTTGTTCTGCGATTGTTCTATCTTCAAAGTATCTAGTATAACATAATTTGTAATCTCTGTGTGGACTAGATGTTTGATACTGATTACATCTATCTTCTGCATCAACCGCCATGCCAACTTTAATCCAACCATCCCAACAAGGATTAGATATAATATATACATGGCCTTCTGTAGATTTTTCATAGCCTCCTAGAGACGCGAAAGCTGCACCTTCAAATGTTTTATATCTTCCTGGTTTATATAGTGCGTGTGTCTTTGACACATACTTACCGTTTACATACATTCTTTCTGGGTTATATATAGGATTAGTTTTAACAGACCAAGTATTACTACTGTTCCTACATTCCCTACAGTAAGATTGTCCTACATTTATTCCATTTTTTATATATTTTTGATACTCTGATAAAGGTTTATCTTTATTACATTTATTACAATGTTTAATGTGTTTCACTCCAGTTAGCTCCTATTTTATATTCACCATCTAAAGGACAAGCCATGTTGAAATGCTTGCCCGCGTTAATAATACTATCGACACCTATCTTACCTATTAAATCTGCCTGGTTCTTAGGCACTTCCAGTTGCCATTCATCATGGATATTTGCAACAAACCTATAATCCATATTTAAATCCTGTAGAGTTTCATCGAAAAGTGTGAGAGCTTTCTTCATTACAATAGCTCCCGCACCTTGCAATAAACTATTGAGAGAAGCGTGTTGATTTCTAATAAATATTCTTCTTTCATCTAATCCTTTGATGTGTCCTTTTGTTGCTGCTCTTTGAACTCTATCTCTAAGAGATTTAAATGATGGCTGATTATCAAAGAAATATTGCCTAGATCTTTTTCCATCTTTTTTATTTCCGCCAACCACGCTTCCAAGTTTTGCATCTCCTGCTCCGTACATAAGTGCATAGATGAATGTCTTTGCCTTATCTCTAGATTCAAGTCCTGCAAGTTTTTGATTAGAGGTGTGTATATCTCCGTTAATGATTTCATTTATGTACTCCTTGTCTTTCATATAGTGTGCTAACATTCTTACTTCTAATCCCGAAGCATCGATACCCAGCAACACGTTGCCGTTATCAACGGTCCAACATTCTCTACACTCTTTACCATAAGGTTTGTGGATGCTGGGAATTTGTGTCATGTTGGGATTATAATGTGTCATGCGAGATGTGATAGCTCCGTTAGTAATTACATTACCATGTATTCTATTATCTTCTTTTGCAACAGCATCCATCCAGGATTGCACATAACCTATACGCTTCTGTAACAATAAAAATTCTGCAATTAATTGGGCCTCTGGTATATGGTTAATCTTTTCTAAAGTTACCTCATCTACAATAGGCTGACCTGCTGGTGTAAATTTATTAGGCTTCCAACCAAACTCTATTAAGTATTCTCCTATTTGTTTTCTTGATCCTAGATTAAACTCCGTAATCTCTTTTCTTTTGAAAGAAGTAACGCAACCTGATTTAACAAGTTCTTTTTCTTCTTCTGATAGATGAGTTCTTTTCTTATCGAAATGGTCGTACCCCATGTTTTTAGAATAACTACCATCTTTTAGTTTGTTTTCTTTGTGAGTAATTAAAATAATATGTTCAGTTTCTTTAGCTTTAAATGTTTTCTTAACTTCCTCTTCTACTTCTGCTTTTCTTTGTGTAAGGCTAGCTAAAAGTATACTAGCTTTCTTATAATCAAAAGCAAAACCATTTTCTATTTGATTACAGATCACTCTTCTCGTTTCATGCTCAAGAAAAATAGATTGTTTTGAAAACCCTGCGCTTTCTTTTTTTAATGCAGCACTTAGTTCCCTCACTATTTTTGTATCTCTTATACAATACTCCAACATTTCTTCAGAGAACTTATCAAAATCTGTATGCTCTCCTTTAGGATAACCAAGTTTTTCTCCCCATGCTTTTAAACCATGACCTTTTTCTCGGATGGGGTTGAATAAAAGAGACAACACAAGAGTATCCATTATTTTACAATGTTCGTATAGATTAATACCATACCATTTTTGTAAAACAATAAGATCGAAACCTATAATATTATGACCTATTAAAGTATCGGCAGATTTTAAAAGTTCTATGCCTTCTTTAATCTGGTGTGGTCTAAAAAGATACTGTTTATTATTTTCATCAATAGCTACAATACACCAAACCTTATTTAACTGTGGGATAATAATATCTTCCCACTTGTTTGTTTCTTCGTTCCATCTTCTTGATGGCGTTTCTCTTAACAAGCCGTTAGTTTCAATATCAAATAGTAACTTCATTATCTTATCCTTTAAAAAAGCATATCATCATCTGTGAGAACTGCGCGTTCATTATAATCTTCTTTCAATCTTCCTGTGGTTGTGTTGTATATTAAAGAAGTAGCGAGTCCTACGTCACCTGTGTATCTAGATTTCAATACTCGTAACTTAGTGGTCCTGGATTCTAAATCGTCTAAGGCTTGTTGATTACGCTCCAATGCAATGACACAATCTGAAAGCTGTGCTATCGCTTGGCTTCCTCTTAGATGAGAGAGATTAACTTGAATGCCGTTCTCATGCCCTTTGTTACCTTCTATTCTTCGGAGATGGGATACCAGTATAATACCAGCTCCAGTTTCTTCTACTAAACTTCTAAGCCTAGTCATAATATTATCTATGGCTCTACGTTCATCTCCTTCTATTAACGAGCTAACTAACATATGTAAATGATCGACAACAATCCACTTACAATCGCAACCAATGATTAAGTATCTAAGTTTATTGAAGATAGCATCAATATCGTTAGTGCCAAAGTGAGCGTGTATAAATACATTATCGTTAGAGAATACTTTATTATACATCTCTTTTAAATCTTCTTGGGAATAGGCATCTCGTATCTGATCAATGTAAAGGCGAGCATTAGTTTCAATAGATAAGATACCATCTACTGTACGCTTCCAATCTTCTTCAAGAGCTATGATACCTACGTTATCGTTAGTGGTATGGACAAGCCAATGCTCAAGCTCTCTCGTTATGCTTGATTTACCTAACCCTGTTCCTCCTGTAAGTGTGACTAACTCTCCTTGTCGCAATCCATACAATTTTTTATTAAGTCCTTCCCAGGGATAAGGTACGTTATCTCTTTTATCTCTCTTTAAAAACTCTTTCTCTTTTTCAGAAACCCTAATAATTCCAGTAGGTGTATAAACTTTAGCTTCCCACCAACACTTAGTAAACTCTGAATGCTTATTCTTTTTGAGCATATCGTTAGGATCTTTATATCCAGTAGGCAAAGTATATATTCTAACTTTACCAGGTTTTAAAATGCGAGCTACCCTCTGAGCAGATTCTTTACCCTGCTTGTCTGCATCAAAACAAATAACAATATTATCAAAACTTTCTACATATTCTAGATTCTCTTTAATGTCACTGATAGCTGACTGTGCGCCATTTTTTATAGAGATAACTGGCCAACCTTTACTCCCGAATAATTCGTAAGCTGCCATTGCATCGCACTCTCCTTCTGTAATTGTGATGTACTTACCGCCTTCTTTAAAAAGATTCTGTCCAAATAACTGTGTGTCTTTTGAAGAACCTTTCCATCTAAAACCTTTCTCTTTGACATATCTAATTTTAGTTGCTGTCAATTCGTTATTAATAAAATAAGGATAGTGGTGTTGAGCCAGCCCACCTACACGATTATGAATTACTTTAACACCATATTTCTTTGCAGTATTTTCTGAGATTCCTCTGTCTGATAGTGGACCATAAACACCACCATCCACATTAAGAGGTGCTACGGTGTTTGTATTTCTAACGGAATTAATTTGAGTTGATGGAGCTGTTCTTATGTGACATCCAAAGCAATAGGTGTGGCCATCATCATATAAACTGTTGTTATCTTTACTGCCACACGCTTCGCATGGTATATGTTTTATGAATTTAGATTTTTCTTCCATATATATGTATCTCCTTTATAAAAAAGACCAGACACTTCTAACAGACAAGAAGTATCCAGTCTTAGTGAAAGACTTAAATATTGGATTCAGCTTTTACATCGTCTGGTTTATCGTCATTAACAATAGCCACAATACGGCTAGTAAACCAATTAATACTTGCTTGAGTCTCTTCTAAGTCTAAAGTTAAAACAGCTTTCTTCTGAGTTAATCGCTGTATTCTTCCAAAGATTCCTTGTGCTTCTTCGGGTAAATCATCAATATTAATTTGAACATCATCAATAGTGATGTGTGGTTGTTGCTCTTCGTTCTTCTTTGCCATTTAAAATTCCTCCGAATCAACTGCATCAAACTCCTCGCCATCACCAGCTTTGTAAGATACTAAATCTATAACCTGCATACCCTGGAAATCTAATCCTTTAAAATCTCCATACTTATTAGAGACTTCCCATTCGCTAAACTGAACGCGAACTTTAGATCCGTTACCTACTAAAACATCAATAGGATTCTTCTGTCCATCAACTAATTTAGGTGGTTTGCGTACCATATCATCAGGGCCTTTTACTTTACGTTTAATTCGTAAAGCCTTTCCAACGACCTCATCATTAACAACCAGCGTCTTGACTCTAAAGCCGTTATTTTCATACTTAGTTGCTACCTCATCATCAACTACCAAATCTACTATATAAACAGGTTCGTACTTGGTGTTAGGATTTAAAACACTAGCCCAATAAGCTAGTCCAGTTTCTATTGCCATAATATAATCCTCTTTAGTGGCGGTTAAAAATTCATAAGTGGTTCTTCTTCGCTAGACCACTTAACTAGCCTGTGTCAACAGTTAATATTATTTATTTATATAAGGAGATAAAGAGGGCAAAATAATATTAAAAAGAGACTGCATATTCTTGTCTAGCATTATACCCATCTCCTCGTCATGTGTCAAGCTCCTATACTACCTTCAAAGTAAAATTCATTTTACAGTTAGTAGGTATCTTATCTTCAGTACCAAACTTTAATCTAGCAACATACTTTTGTGTTGCTCTTTCTAAATTTCCAGGAGCATCGTTAGATTCAACGCTAGTAATTGTAGGAACTCCCTCTGAATCAGTACTAAAATAAACAGTAATGGAATAGCTGCC